ACGAGGACGACCAGGTCGGCCACCTAGATCGGCAGCTCCTCCCCGGCGCCGGGGTCAGGGAGGTCGTCGAGGAAGGAAGTGAGGTGCGGGGAGGCGATCCCCGAGCCATAGATGACCCGGCGGACCTGAGTGCTCTCCTCATCGCTCAGCAGCGCGCCGCCGTCTTGTGCGCGGGGGTAGGTCTCCGAGTGTGAGAAGGCCCCTAGGGTCTCCGAGGTCGAGGCGATGTTGGAGGGGTTGGCGATCGCGCTGATCGCCTTCTCGATACAGAGCGCGCGGAAGTAGGCCGGGACGGGGGTCAGCGCCGCTGCCCAGGCGTCGTTACGGCCCGCCTCGGCGGCGATCAGCGATTGGACGATCGAGATCGTCAGCGTCGCCGAATCCGTCTCGGCAGCCGTCAGCGTGCGGCCGAGACGGGAGGCTACGTCGGATGTCGTGGCGAAGGCCATCAGCGGGGAACCGCCCCGGCCGGAGCCGGGGCGGTTGTCCCTTCAGGGCCGGCTAGGAGCCGAGACCCAGGCTGAGCTGGATCGACAGCGCGTTGCGCAGCGCCGCGACCCCGCACAGGAAGTCGACGGAGACGACGTCCTGCTTCTTGGTGATGTCGTAGTCGCGGACCACGCGGAGCCCGAGCCCCTTGTAGTTGGCGACGGCGACCTGGCTGTCGGCGACGCCGACCGGCTTGTCGAGCGTCCGGCTGACGAAGGCGACCGCGTCCTTGTGGAACGCGACGCCGTCGGCGGCGGCGACATCGCCGGAGCCGTAGCCGAGCACCTGCGCCTGGTAGGTGTCGAACCCGAACACGCGGCCGATCGAGCCCTCGCGGAGCGCGTCGGTTCCGCCGCTCTTGTCGGCCTCGACGAACAGCGTGTCCTTCAGGCACACGCCGGCCGCCTCGGGGCTGAACACCGCCGAGCGGTTCGCGTTCGGGGCCTTCGCCCGGCCGAGCTTCGCCAGCGCGCCGAGCTCGCCGGTGAACACCGTCGAGGCCGTCGAGGACGACCAGGTGACGGTGCCGCCACCGCCACCGCCCTCGGCGGTGTCGATGAGCTTCTCGGCGATGGTCGCGTCGACCTTCTGCGTGATCGCCTCCATCGCCGGGTCGACGAGTTGCGCGGCGAAGTCGTCGATCTTCAGCGTCAGCTCCTCGGCGGTGACCGGGAAGGAGACGTCGAGCAGGGTGTCCAGCGTCAGGGTCGTCGACCCCTCGGTGACGTCCTGCAGGGTGATCCCGCTCGAGCGGTTGAACACCTCCGCGGTGAACGTCGCCGGCTTGCGCACGGTGATCGTGTCACCCTGCTTGCCGCCGAAGTCGGGGTCGTAGTCGCGGTGGACCAGCGCCGCGAAGACGGTGCTGTTGTACAGGGTCGCGAGCGCCCGTCGGGCGATCACGGTCGGGGTGATGATCGTGTTGGCCATGATTGCGGCCTCCTCGTTTGGTTGTGTTTGTTCAGGAGGCCGCTATGCAGCGGCCGGTGGTCAGTGGCGAGAGATCGCCTTCAGGTGGTCGTCGACCGACATCTCCTCCAGGGAGGTGCTGCCGCCGCGACGACCGGCGTCTGCGTCGCCCCTCGGACGGCCGCCGTCGGCCGCCAGGTGAGGCTTGTCCTCAAGCAGTTGCCCGAGCGACGACTTCAGGGCCTCGGCGTCGACCTTGCCCTCGTCGTCGAAGATCGTGGCCTCATCGATGTCGCCGGAGCTGATCCGGCGCTGGATGTGCATGAGCGCGTCGTCGGGGTCGGCGAACGACTTGGCGGCGGCGCGGGTGACGGCGACGTCGAGGCGGTCGGCGCGGCGGGCCTTCTCAGCCGCGGTCTGCGCCTCGGCCTTGCCCTCCTCGCGGGCCTTCTCGATCGCCTTCTCCTGCTCGGACTTGTCCTCGTCGGCGCGCTCCTTGAGCTGCCTTTCGAGGTCGGCGATCCGCTTGTCCTTCTTCGCGCTCTCGCGCTTTCTGACGCGGTCGCCCTCGCGCAGCTCCTTGCGCAGCTCCTCGGCCGACTTCTGCGTCGGCTCATCAGCCTCGGCGGCGGGTTCAGCCTCGGGCTCGGCGGGCTTCTGCTCGTCGGGCTCGGCCGTCGTGGACTCGTCGGTCGTCGTGGCCATGCGGCCTCCTTCTTCGGGGCGCCATGCGGCGCCGGTTTACGCCAGGCCGGACGGCCCGGTGAAGTTGTGGTCGGGGGAGCCGAAAACGGCCCCGAGCTCGCCGTGCTCGTGAACGGCGACGCCGGACGGCAGCTTTGCCGCCCGCGGATGGGGTGAGGTGAGCGGCTCCAGCGAACAGCCGCAGTTGTCGTGCAGTGCCATCGCGTCGGCGCGCTTGACGTAGGCGCCATCGACGAGTGAGCAGAACTTGCAGGCGTTGCCATCGGCGACCCGCTGGTAGCCGTAGATGCCGTCGTCGGCCGCAGCGGCCGCGTCGAAGGTCGCCCGGGCCGAAAGTTGGACGTCCATCGCCGCGGTCGCGGTCGCTCGTGCGAGGCCGGCGGCGACCGCGGCCTCGTAGGGAACACCGTTGCCGAGTGCCGTCCAGACGTTGACGAAGGGGCGGGAGTAGACCTCGGCGGGCGTGGCGCCGTTGCGGACGGCGGCGCCGCTGAGGGCGGCGGGGTCGAGGCCGAGTGCGGGGCGCTCGAGCGCGCGGGCGAGGTAGCCCTCGGTCAGCGCGACCGACTGCCGCTGCGCGGCGCTGATGATGGGGGTGATCGCGTCGACGAAGGTCTCGACGTCGGCGCGGTCGTAGCCGGGGAGGTTGCGCCAGATCGCAACGGTCGCCTGCTTGACGAGGCGGCGCAGCTCGGCCTCGGCGGCGATGTGGGCCCTCGTCAGCGGCGTGCTCACGGCGCGATCGGCTCAGCGGCGGTGCCGCCGGCAGCGATCAGGCTGTTGAGCGCGTCGGCGCCGGTCTGCGCCTGCAGACGGTTGATCTCCTGCTGGGAGAGGCCCATGACCATCTCGCCGATGAGCTGCCACGGCATGTTCAGCGAGGCGAGCTTGACCGCGGCGTCGGCACGCTCGGCAAGCGAGCGGGACTCGGCATCCTTCCAGCGCGTCTCGACGTCGGTGGGGATCTCGCGGTCGGGATCGTCGACGAGCAGCATCAGCCGCACGACCTCCTCGTGCGCTTCGCCGAGGTCGATCTGGTGCGCCTTGATCTTCGAAATCAGCCCAGCCTCGGCGGCGCGGATCGCGTCGGCGGAGAGGTTGACCATCTCGCCGAGCAGGTAGTGCGCCGGGGTCTGCGTGATCGCGGCGAGGTGGCGGATGTGGGACTCGGCGAACTTGATGTAGTTGTCGAGCTGCGCCTCGGGGAGCTGGACGAGCTTGCCGTCCTTGTTCTCGATCTGGATCAGGCGGTTGACCGCAAGCTGGACGGGCGCCTGCGGCTCCATCACGGGGTTACCGTCGTCGTCGAGGACCGCGTTGCCGCTGCTGTCGGTCTTCTGCGCGTAGCGGATCTTGTCGCCGATCAGCGCCCGGACGGGGAAGGCCGAGTAGGTCTGCGCGAGCAGGCCGCTGAAGACGGTCGTGTTGATCCGGTCGATGATCGGCAGCTCGCGCTGGAACTCGCCGTAAGCGGTGCTGAAGGTGCCATTGTCGATCGTGCCGTTGACGACGTACTCGACCACGGGGATCGTCATCAGCTTGCTGCGCAGCGGCTCGGACTCGCGCAGCGTCCATTGCTCGTCGGTCGGCCGCGAGCCGTTCTCGGGACCGTGGAACTTCCAGATCTCGCCGGGGAGGTAGAGCGTGAAACGCCAGCGCTCGTTCTCGACCCAGCGGCGACCGGCGGCAATCCGGTCGCCGGCGGTGTTGTAGGCGACGACGACCGCCGAGCCATCCTCGACGTAGACGCGGGGGAGCCCGTCGGCGCCGTTCCAGACGGTGACGTGGCAGCGGCCCTCGGTCAGCGCCGTGTCGTAGATCAGCCGCGCCCGCTGGTCGAGCTTGTTGCGCTGCCAGTTGCCCCACGCCTCGGTCGCCAGCGCCTCGTCGGCGAAGCGGAAGCCGGAGACGTCGAGCCGCTGGGAAACGCTCTTGACGATCAGGCCGGGCCAGTTCGTCACCGCCTGCCGCATCAGCTCGCGATACTCGCGCTCAAGGTCCTCATGGGTGACGTCGGCGGGGACGGGATGGTCGCCGGAGGCGTAGCGGCGCAGCTTCCTGCGCACGGGTGCGCGGCGGTCGAGCTCGGCCGACAACTTCTTGATCCAGCTCAGGTGCTCGTTGTCGATCGCCACGGGTCTCCTCTCTCACCAGGCGGCGACCGCATAGGCCGGCTCCGGTCCTGCCTCCTCGCCCAGCAGGACGCTCAGCGCCATGCAGAGTGCGATCAGGCCGTCGATGGGTAGCTTCTTCTTCCGCTGCTTGATGAAGCGGAACTGCTCGCCGACCGGGCGCTCGGCGGCGGCGAGGACGTGCGCGTTGAGCGCCTGGTCGTCGGGATGGCGGAGGCGGCCGGCGGCCAGCTCCTCGGTGAACTGCGCCGCCATCCGGGCGAGCGCTGTTGCGACCTGGTCGAAGACGGCGGTGCGGGCATTCGGGTATTCACGCTCGACCCGTTCGAGGAACAGGTCGCCGCCGAGCTTCGGGTCGGCGATGAAGGTCGCCTGCGGCCAGCGCTCGGCGGCGGCGGTCAGCGGCTCCCAGATCTCCTCCTCGGGGATCGAGGTGCCGTCGCCGGGCGGGGAGAGGATCGCCAGCGGTTCGATCAGCGTCGTCTCCGCACCCTCGGCGCGCCAGACGGCGACGATCGCGGTGCAGTCGACTCGGCGCCCGATGTCGATGCCGATCAGCGGTTCGGCGCCCGGCGGGATCACGGTGTTCGGGTCCGCAGCGCGACGCCACTCCTTGTCGGAGACGGCGGCCTCCTCGCCGCCGACCCACTGGCCGCAGGCGAAGCGCTGCCATTGCCAGCGGCGCATCGAGTCGGAGTCGTGGCGGGCCCGCAGCTCCTTCAGCGTCTGCCACGGCGCGGGGTTCGCCTGCTTGACGAGCTCGAGGTCGTCGGGGTCGTCCTCGGGGTCAAGTGCCCACTCGTGGAAGGCGAAGCTCTTGCCGCGAACGTAGTGGTAGCAGCCGTCGCGCTTCATGCCGCGGCGGGCGTAGGCGGCGAGGCGCAGCCGGCCGAGCGGTGTCTCGGCGCTGTCGCCGGCGGTCGAGATCGTCACCATGCGACCGGCGCGTGG